CGACCTGTTCGTACGTGATTTTCGTAATAACAGTGTCTCCGTTTTTGAAAGTAGATGCCGACTGACTTACGAATTGTTTTGCATTGCAACTTGTAAGCAGCACGACCGCTGTTGCGCAAATGATCATGATGATCGCAACGATCGTCTTGTTCTTTGTCCATCCCGTGGACTCAAGAAAACCTTTGTTTTTTTCATTCATGTTAGAACAGTTGAAATTGAACACCACACTTTTTTACGACACGGGTGGTGTATGCGTGCGTTTGACCTTGCTGATCCGTTTTCTTCTCGACGTGGACTTTTATTGTTTTGTAAATCGCTTGATCCGTTTCTTCTCGAGTAAGGATCACCCCGTCTTCGTCAACTATCGTTTGCTTGTGGTAGATCGTCCCTCTCTGTGAACATTCCATGTCGCCTCATTTTTTCCAGTGTGGTTTGCTCGGTAAATTCTATGTTCCATAGTTGTTCGAGCGTCTTCTGCTTTTCCAGTTGAATTTTGGCGAGGCGCTCCTTGAGTGCCTCTCCGAGTGCTTGCTTATTCATGGTATACTTGCGTTTTCCATATTTCGGCATCTATCGCGTACCCGTCATGCATCAGTCGAACGCTTGCGTAGAAGTAGCCGTCCTCTAATTTTCCTTTTTTCACGCATTGGTATTCGGCCGGAGCGACATCTGCGTTTGCGACGGTTTCTTTCGCCCGGTTTATGGCGCTTTTTAGCATAGGACACGTTTTAACGAGATACCGACCTTCTTTCGTTACCTTCAAGACTTGATAGATTTTCATGGCTTTGATTTTTGGTTGTTTTTTGATCACGTTTCAAATGTATCGATTCCGTTCAGTTTTTCCAAACTTTTCTTATAGGATTTTTTTATCCAAACGTCAGAGCTATAACCTAAGGCTTCCGTCCTCTCTTGATGATACTTCAGACACTTGAAATACGATTGTATGCCCTTTTTGTCCGATATGTCGATTTTCTCTCCGCACACATATCTTTTTTTCTGATCGAGTTTTTGCATCCACAGCTCTTCCCGTTGGTTCTCGTCAAATATTTTGTTTCGAATATAGATTGGCAGCGCTACTTTTAGCCCCGATGGCATCCTGTAGTAATCTTTCGTTGAAATTCCCTTGAATTTGTTGAAACACTTCCCTTCGCTTTCGGCGTATCCTTGGCCTATTCCTTTTGAGGTCCACACCTTGGTAATGAAGTCCGGATGCTTTTCGTCGATTTTGAATATGTATTTTACGATGTAATTCACAGTCTTCTCATTCACGAATTCTCCGTAGTCTACGAAACCGTAACCCCATGTCTCTTCCACTTCTTCTTTGCTTTTCTCTGTCCACAATATTCCGTGCAAATGCATCCTTTGTGAGTCGTTTCCGCCTAATTCGCATATCAGAAAATGTTTTATGCCGCATTTGTATCTTTTGTACCATCGTTTCCTGAATAATTCGATGCTTCGACTTGCCACGCTTAAGGCTTCTTCTTGCTCGAATTTCGATAGTGATTCGTCACTGTATGTCATTGTCACGAAGTGTGCGTTTTCGGGATGATTTTCCAATTCGATCATCAACCTCACCCGCCACTCGTTTGCTCGTTTTTTTCGACACTCGATGCATTTCCCGCATCCGATTGCTACGGCCTTTTTTCTCTCGTCGTCACAATACGGTGTATGTCCGCCGTTTTTCTTGTTCGGCAAATACCTCTTGTTTCTTATTAGCTTAGGATATAAACACATGTCGAAGACACCATTGATCAGTCGAAACACAGTGGAGACTGATATAGGCCGGCCGTAAGGCTGATAGGCCGTACGAAAAACCTTAATAAAAAGGAGGATTGGGCTTGCCCTTTCCTCCCCCTATATACTTTCTGCAGCCGAAGGCTTGCGCCTGTCGTAGACACCGCTTTTTCTCAAGCATGCCACGCCTCAGTTACCTTTGGAACCCGTGGCCTTTCCCGAGAATTCTTTTCTCGCTATTTTGTCAACCCTCTTGCGCCTGCCGCAGCGCCGACAGTGACCCCGATAGCTTTCAACACTCGATCACCCAAGTCCATCCAGAATTTCGGTGTCTTTTCGATCCCGTATTCGTATTTCGTCGTAAGTTCCCTCAATGCTTGTTGCGCTCGGTTTGTTGCTGCGTTTTCTATTGCGGCGAGTCCGGAGTTCTTTGCGGCTTCAGCCTGTATCATGTTGCTCAATGCTTCGATGAACAGGTATTTTTTCCGTTCGGTGTTCAGTTCCGCGAGGGCTTTTGAATTCTCATTTTGCCCTTTTGCCGCTTCTGACTCCGACAATGTCTTAATGATCTCTGCCGTATCTTTCCTCGTCGGAAGTCTCGTTGAGTCGATTCGATGATCGCCATAGAAGTCGTCGTAAACCTCGACACCCCAGCGATCGTTGTCTTCGATAGCCATATCTTCGAACATCCTTCGTACGTTGTCGATATACTGACTCTTTCCTCGTTGAAATATTTCCTTCACCTTGCCCTCTCTCATCTCTCTTTCGGTTTGTGCCTCTTCGGAGGTTTTCGAGGCTGCAGCCTTATTTTGCTCGGCTTGACTATCCAGCACTTTTCCTTGTTTTTTCAGATTGGCGAGGTTTAGGCCCATTTCGATTTGATTGGCTCTCATTGCCCATTGTTCTGCCGGAGAATCTGCCTTCCCTGCGTTTGCCCCGTGCGCTTGCCCCATGGGTGCCTGAGTCATGAATCCGCTTCCGCCTCCGGAGCCGCTCCCGCCATACATGAGTCCGACGGACAATCCGGCTTCTTCCATTTGCTTGCGCATGGCGGCATAGGATTGATCCTTGTAGGATCGCTCGTAGGCCTCCATTTGCCTTTTAAATGCGTTTTCCGCGGCCTTTTCACCCCACCGGTAATTCGATTCGTTTGCCGCTTCGTTTAGTTTGATTTGGTTCTCGAGTTGCCTTTTGGCTCGCTTCCTGTTTCCTATGCCGAATAATCCGAGAATACCACCTCCGGCGCTCGCGACTTGACCCACGGATTGAGCGCCCGTACCTATGCTGCCCAGTGTTGATAAGAATGCTCCCATTTTTCACTTTTTTTTAAAAAAAAAATCAAGATACCTTCTTGTTATATATGTATAATCGTCTACCGCAGTGAACCTCTGTAAGTTACCCCCCGCTAAGCGGGGGGTTCACTCATGACGATTTACGAAGGCCATTGCCCTATTTGTCCGGATCGACCTTGTTCTCGATTTCGGACAATTCTTGAGCCCTTTCGACAGGCTTCAAGACATCCATCCTCTGAGCCTCCTTGGCCATCTCGCTCTCTTGGACTTTCGACATCGCCTCTCTTGCTACTTCGAATCTGTCCGTTCGGATGTCGAATGCCGGAAGCACTCCGTCTGTCTTCTTTGTATAGACGATAGGAATGTCTCCTGCGAGCGGTTCATTGGTTTCCGTCACTCTCCTTAACTTAACCTCGAGGCCCTCTGCTTCGTAGGTTGCGTCGACCCTTAATGTAGGTCTGTACGTGTAAATTGGCTTTCTCATTTTTTACAGATTAGGAATTTCCCGGGCGCTCTTTACGCGGCGACCGATCACGTCGAATCCGATTTGTATCCAAAAATTTTTCGCGTCCAAATTGGAGTTTGCAAATGCTTTGTTGAATATTTGCGGATCGATATAGGTTGTGGCATTCTTCAGTTTCGGATCGTTGATTACTTCATACACTCTGTTGAAGGCCATATAGTCCAACGGTTCCCCTGCGGCGAAATCTCCGTATGTTTCGTTGACCGTAGTAGTGTATTCTGTCCACGCTGGCTGTTTCCCTACGCTAAAGTCTGTTGTTTTGTAATTCGCGTTGACTCTCCACGCTCGACCGTTCATTTCCTGAGATAGGAGTTCCTGAAATCCGATCTGATCGAGATTGGGTTTGTGGAAATCATTCATCGTATCGATCCTCGTCCACCACTTGTTGCCTTGTGAATAGTCCACTCTTGGTACGATTGATCCGAGAATCATGATCAGCGATGGTTCTTCGCAGCGGATTTTGATATTCTTCCCCCCTCTTTTCGATGTTTCACGACCTCTTCCTGCGAGTGATCCGAGTGGTTCTTGTCCGGTTTCTCCGCTCTCGAAGGCTGCCGTACTGACAACCTCGTCGAATACGATTTCCGATGCATAACCCCCGATATATATCGGGCTTTCTGCGGCGCGACTTACTCGGACTCCGAACACTGCCTCTTGCCAGTCCCTGTATGAACCACCCGATACGGCGATCCGATTGAGCATGTCGTAGACTTTTTTCTGCAAGATAAGCGCATCCATGGTGAGAAGTCCGCTTGTCACATCAACCGAGGTTATTTCGTTGATGCCATTCGTTCCGTCTATCCACTCGGTATTCAGCCAGTTGTTGAATCGGTCGGATAGGTACGTCCGGATTCCCAATCCGCATTGGGATGTGGTCCTCCCGTAGACTTCGGCTCCGCTTTTCGTTTTGAGCGTATCGTACAGTGGAGCCAAGAACGGGTATTTTACCGCATTCGCAGTGGAAGTCGGCAGCATGAATTCTTCCTGTGACGGTGTCGCTAGAATTTCTTCTCTGAGATCGTCTATCGTATTCAGATCGAATTTTTCCAGCTGAATGTCGTTTTTCGTGTTGTACCCGATGATTTTGTCGATGTCTTTGTTTTCATCGATAATGATTGGGCTTTTGCTTGCCGTACTTGGTATGGCAAATTGATTCGCTGGAATACTGAATGTGAATTTTACGGTCTTTCTGTTGACTTGGCTGATTTCGTTTGCTTGGGAGAGTTCTCTGCGCAGAGGAGTTGCTGAATCTTGAATGGCTGGCAGTTCGAGATAGACATTCTTGCCGACCTTTTCGGCATCTGCTGCCGCTGAGAATCCGATTTGAACAGAGAGGTTTGTGCTGGTGATGGGTGTTTTTTCGGTAACATTGAGTGCTGTGCCGTCACTTGAGATTGGCTTTTGCGATGTCGCATTGTAGAGGATCACTCCGTTGCTCAGTTTGGGACTGGGTCCGATAACGAATCCGATTTCTTCCTGTTTGTTGGCGTAATAGTTTTTATAGATGTCCCAGTATGCCAATTCGAAGAGAGCCTGCCTTTTGATTTGCAGACTGGTATTGGTCGTGTTGATGGGCAGTCCTCTTTTCCCGAGATACGCAGGAAGTGAAGATGGATTGTAGCTGTTTGCGTTCTTGATAAGATATTCGTCGATTTTTTCGTTTCCGACATTGTTTTCCCTGATTATCGGTTCCCATAGTTTTGGCAGCTTGATGTTGGCCATTTTCAGTCCGACACCCAGTGCGTTATTGTGAAGCGCCGACATGTATAGTCGTATGGGCACACAGAATACGTCCACTTGGAATTTTGCCGATCCGAATATCGGTCCGTTAGTGGGTAATGTTCGAATGATCGATTCGATCTCGTTGATATAGAATGTGTCACCTGTCAGCCCTATTTCGCAGTAGTAGGGCACGATTGTTGCGAAAGATTGATCGGTTCTTACGATTTTCGACAGGTTGTTTGAACTTCGGCCGAAATTTTCAAGTTCCACGGCCATCTTTTTTCCGGCGCCCAGTCGTTCGCCTCCGAGAGCTTTTTTCATTTTTCTTCGTGTTTTTGGTTTTTGATGATATGTGTCATGACCACCGATACTGCAACCAACAGGTCGTTCCATGTCATATTTTCGGGTTTACAGTATTCCTTTGCTTCCTCTTTCGTCCGAAAGACTTGGTTCGATACGAGATTCTTCCCTATGGTCACGACGTAGCCTTGTTCTTTGTTGCCGCAAACTGAAAATGGCGACTCTTCTATTCGTTCGCATTCAATGACACTTATTTGGTCTTTCGGCGATAGTGAGATGGTTTCTTTTCCCATGTTTTCATTTTTTGATAGTCCCGACCTGTTCGTACGTGATTTTCGTAATAACAGTGTCTCCGTTTTTGAAAGTAGATGCCGACTGACTTACGAATTGTTTTGCATTGCAACTTGTAAGCAGCACGACCGCTGTTGCGCAAAT